CGCATGCTCCTGCTCAATGACTTTGAACGAGTTATGGGTACTATTTCTGTGAAGGATCTTTCTTGGGGCAGCGTCATCGCGCCGCTCGTTGTCGCGATTATCGTCGGCATCGGCGCGTCCTACGTGACGACACGGGTTCAGATTTCAGCAATCCAGACGCGGCTCAAACAGGCAGAAAAGGACATTACCCGGCTTCGAACCAGAAGTGAGACTCGGCGCCAGGCGGCGCAGGACCTCCGGGAGCGGGTAATTCGAATGAGCGCGAAAATCGATCTGCTTCTGCAAAGCGAAGGCATCAGCACAGGCGACATCAGCGATTCACAATGACATGACCCTGATTGCTATGTCCAGCGTACCCGGCATCCCTGACCGCCACCAAACCATTACGCCAGAGAGTCGCCACCGCCCCGACGAGGAGTTGGTGATGGAGGTAACTGACCACATTGAGGAATCGGTCACCGAACTTCTCGATGTCTACGATGAAGACGACGACGCGCGTATCCACGTCGCCGTTACTGTCGAACGTTGATCCGCCCCCAACATCATGATGTGGAAAAAGACTTTACATCGCCTTGATTTGTGCTATGATCGAGGTGTACTGGCCGATCGGCTCGGCGTTAGTCTACATGCGGTTACTATGGCACTCAATGGGACAGCGGAAAGCGTGAGTGCTGACTTGAGGCGAAAGGCTCGGCGAGAAATCAGGCGACTTCGCCGCGACCACATCGCTGCGCACGAGGTGGCCATCTATGCCCTCCAGATGTCCCATCAGCTACGTGATGCGGAAAGCGAGGACCGCCGCGACGAAATTCTGCGGCGGTGCGTGCCGGTCTTAGAGCAGAAGACGGAGAGGCTCAGGGGCGTCGGAGAAGAGGTCGGCTCCGCTCTGGACTGAGGCGCAGGCCGGCTGGGCACACCCGTCGCAGTGGCGCGATCAGCGCCTGTTTCGCCTCTCGTTCGGTGTCTTTGTGCAAACTACCCGTTGAGATATGCCCGGATGGTTCGACGTCGGTAAAGTCGCTGGGGACCTGGTCGGAGCCGTCGGAGATGCTGCCGATGACCTCTTTACCTCCGATGAGGAACGGAGGAAGTGGGAGACCAAGAAAGCCCGGCTCCAACAGCAGATCCAAAGGCGGCTCCTGAGTCTAAAAGAGACGCTCATCGAGAAGCGGGGCGATGCCGTCAAGTCCGAGATCGAGGGCGAGTCGTGGCTGCAACGGAGCTGGCGGCCGCTCGTGATGCTTTTGATGACCGGGCTGATCGGCGCCTACTGGCTTGGGGTGACGCCGGATCTACCGCAATACGCCGTTGAACGGATGTACGGGCTCGTGAAGCTGGGGCTCGGTGGGTACGTCATCGGCCGCTCGGCGGAGAAGATCACGCGGACTGGAATGGACAAGTGGCAAAAAGGGCAGACAGGGAAAAAGAAGCGTTGAACTCCGGCCGTTCACAGTGAGCTGGTAGCAATGAATGTGCCGACCATGCCGGAGGTCCCGGCCAACATATTGAGTCCCGGCTCCATCACGCCGGCCCCGCGGCTTCGCGACTGGACCCGGGAGGTGTTTATCCAAGAGGGGGGCACGCTTCAAAACACCGGTCACGAGCATCTTCAGCACGCCCGCATCGGGATGTGCTGGACGACGGTTGAGTGGACCCGAAAGGGGCGCCGCATCGCCGGAGAGGCCCAGCTCGCCCGCCCGCAGGGCTCGAACGCCTGGTCGAAAGCACGGGAGCGGCGGCAGCTTCGCCGCATGTTTGACGAGTTTGAGGCGCTCCCTGATTTTCTGATCACCGTCGACGCGGATTGGATCAACAGTCGCCTCGACGAGGGCAATCCCTACGCCGTCTGCGCCTTGATCGAGCATGAGCTCTACCACTGCGCTCAGGATACTGACCAGGACGGATTCCCGGCGTTCGACAGCCAAACCGGCCGGCCGAAGTGGACGATCGACCCGCACGACACCGGAGAGTTCGCGGGCGTAGCCGAGCGCTACGGCGCCGCCACCGACGACCTGCAACGCATGCAGGGAGCGCTCCGTCGCGGACCCACCGTGGAGGAAGCGGCCGTGGAAGCAGCTTGTGGCTGCGGGGCGCCGATCAGCTGATTTTTGCGCGCAAACTTGCACTGAGTTGAACGAACTGCCTGATGGCCTCCCTGACGCCGGACGTCCAATCTTTTGTCGTCCAACAGCTTGCGTGGTACCGCACCCCTACGCAGGTCGCGGAGGACGTGCAAGAGGAGTTCGGCGTCGAGGTCACCCGGCATCAGGTGCAGTACTATCACCCGGAGAAGGGTGGGCGCGAGCCGAAGCAGGAGTGGTGCGAGCAGTTTTACGACCTGCGGGAGGCCGTTCGGGAGGGCCGAGTCGACGTTGCGATTGGGTTGGAGGCCTGGCGCCTCCAGCAGCTCATGCTCATCTACCGAAAACTGATGGGCATGGGCCACTATCTGGGGGCGGCCGGTATCCTGGAGCAGGCAGCCAAGGATCGAGGCGGGAAATATACTAATCGGCAAGAACTGGAGGGACATCTAGGGCTCGGCGACTTCCTCGCAGACGGCTTTGACGATGACTAACTCCAACCCAGGCGACTTGCTGAGGCGGTGGCGCTCCGAGCCGGAGCGGTTTTTCCGTGAGGTGCTCGGCATTGACCCGTGGAGCCGGCAACTCGACGTGATCCGTGCGGTCAAAGGCCACGACCGCGTCGTCGTGCGCTCCGGGCACAAGGTGTCCAAGTCCAACACGGCTGCCGGGCTGGCCTTATGGTTTGTGTGCTGCTTTCCCGACGCACGGGTGCCGATGACGTCCTCCACCTTCAAGCAGGTCCGCAAGATCCTCTGGCGCGAGCTGCGGATGCTCTACGACCAGGCCGAGGCGCCGATCGGCGGCGACTTAGCGAAAAGTCCGGAGTACGGCCTTGAGTTCGACGACAAGCGGGAGGTGTTCGGGTTTTCGACTCGCAACGCGGAGGACGCGGCCGGGATCTCGGGCAAAAACCTGCTCTACATCGTCGATGAGGCCAGTGGCGTGCCGGAGGACATCTTCGAAGCGATCGAGGGGAACCGTGCCGGCGGCGCGAAAATCCTCATGCTTTCCAACCCGACGCAGCAAAGCGGCACCTTTTTCGACGCCTTCCACTCGAAGCGGGACTTCTGGCATACGATCCACATCAGCTCGGAGGAAAGCCCGAACGTTACGGGGGAGCGTGACATCCCCGGCCTTGCGACCCAGGAGTGGATCGAGGAAAAGCGGCGGGAGTGGGGCGAAGACTCCCCGCTGTACCAGGTCCGAGTGCAAGGGGACTTCCCCGACCAGTCCGAAGAGGCGGTGATCGCGCTTTCCGACGTCGAGGCGGCCCGGAGCCGGCAGTTGGAGGAAGAGCCAGCAGCGCCCCTTGCTTTCGGCGTCGATGTGGCCCGGTACGGCGGCGACGATTCGGCCGTCGCGCCCACCCGCGGCCCGAAGGCCTACGACATCCGTACATATTCGGGGCTGAACGGCATTGAGCTTGCCGGCCGGGTCAAAGAGAAAGCCCGTCAGGTGCGCCGGCCCGAGGAGCAGGTCACCGTCAACGTCGATGTCATCGGCGTTGGGGCAAGCGCCTACGACCAGCTCGTGCAGATCGCCCCACCGTGGCTTGTGGTCCAGCCGGTCAACGTCGCCGAGACGGCCGACCAGGAGGAGCTTTACGCCAACCTGCGCACCCAGCTCGTTTTCGGCCTGGCCGACTGGCTCGAAGACGCAATCATCCCGGCAGACGATCGCCTCGATACCGAGCTGGTGCTTCCGGAGTACACCTTCGATAGCCGCGGCCGCTACACCCTCAAGTTTAGCAAAGAGGAGGAGCGGGGGAAGCTCGGCCGGAGCCCGGACATCCGCGACGCGCTGGCCCTGTCGGTCTACGCTGGCGGCACGCGTCGCTCGACCGGCGACCAGGTCGGTACGGCCAGCACTCGCCCCACGCACGACGGCACGATTGCCGACTACATGAGCCATTAGTGACCAGACGAGACCGCCATGCCCGACACGCCTACAGAAGAGCAAACCGCCGAGCTCGCGACGCTTGCGACGGACCCGGCCCGCCTCTTCGGCGGAGGCCGCATGCGACGCCCCGAGGACGACGTGCTCCGCAAGCAGGGCCGCGCGCACCTCCTGGAGATCTATCGGGATCTACAGCGCGACCCGCAGGTGCAGATGGCCCTCCAGAAGCGCATCGCCGGCGTGACGGAGGTGGGGTGGACGATCGAGCCCGGCCAGCGGGAAGGCATGGAGCCGACCGCTGAGGATCAGCGCATGGCCGACCTGGCGGCTGCTCAGATGAAGGCCCTCGGCGAAGAGGAGGATGATACCGAGCACGCCACTGTCCAGCTGCCCCAGGGCTTCGACGACCTGCAGGAAGGCCTGCTGGAGGCGATCCTGCTTGGCTTCAAGCCGGCGGAGATCCTCTGGCGGGTAGAGGGCTCGGAGACGGTCGCCGACGCGGTCAAAACCAGAGAGGAGCGCCGCTTCCGGTTCGACGGCAACAACCGGCTCCGTCTCCGCACGCAGTCGAGCGTGCTTCCCGGACGCCTGCTTCCGCCCCGCAAGTTCGTTGTGCACACCTTCGGGAGTAAGACCGACCCGTACGGCCGCGGGCTCGGCCACCAGCTCTACTGGCCAGTCTTCTTCAAGCGGCAAAATATGAGCTTCTGGCTTCGCTTCCTCGACAAGCACGGCGGCCCCACGGTCGTCGGAAAGCACCGGAAGGGCTTGGGCCCCGACTCCGACGAGGTGCAGAGCCTGATGGCGTCGATCCAGAAGGTGCACACCGACTCGGCGATTACCATTCCCGAGGACATGGAAGTTGAGTTCCTGGAGGTCGCCTCGAAAGCCTCCAGTGCTGGCAGTTACGAGGCGATGAAGCAGGCGATGGATACGGCGATCGTGAAGAGCGTGCTCGGCGTCACGCTGACCACCGACCTGCAGGGTGAAGGGGCGCGGGCTGCGACGGAGACGCACCAAGACGAGCAGGTGAAACTTGCTGCTAATGACGCGGGAATGCTGGTAAGCACGCTCAACAACACTCTTTTCACGTGGCTGACGCGGTATAACAGCGACGACGCGGTGCCCCCGCGCCTTGTGCACCACTTCCCCGAGCTCGACGACCGGACGGAGCTCGCGTCCATCTTGGTTGATCTGTCCAAGATCGGCTTTCGCCCGGGCGGCGAAGGGGCCACGACCTGGATCAATCAGAAGTTCGCAGGGGGAGACGAGATCTTTGAAGAGATGTCGATCCAGCGGTCTCCCGGAACACCGGTTGGCGAGGGCCCGCAGCTTGCGTCGCTGCAAGAAGAGGAAACCCCCGATGAAGATGCCCGCGGGGAGAACCTGGAGGTGGTGGCCGACTACACGCGGCGCCTTGAGGAGCAGGCGGCCGACACCTTCGACGAGATGCTTGATACCGTCGACGAGGCCCTCGGAGAGGCCGACACGATCGGCGAGGCCGTGCGCCGGGTGGACGAGCTCTACGACGATCTGGAGAGCGATGACTTGGCGGAGGTGATGGAGGCGGCCCTCACGGCCGCCCACGGCGCCGGCCGGGTGGAGATGGGCGCTGAATCTGAAGTCGAGACGCAAGAACCCGAAATTGAGGTGTAGACCTGATGCCGGAGTTTCCCGATGACCTGCAGGTCCGGTTCGAGGAGGCAATTGAGCTGTTTCAGGAGCGCCTCTCCGTCAGCGACGATGTGCTGGAGGAGATGCGCACGCAGCAAAAGGATTGGGCGTTCTTCTCGACGGGCGTCACCAAGGCGGAGATGCTCGACGACATCAAGGCGGAGCTGGAAACGGCTCTGGAGGAGGGGCAGTCGCTGGATGAGTTCCGGGGCCGGCTGGAAGACATCGCCGAGAAGCACGGGTGGGCGCCGGGTGAGAACGCCTGGCGACAGCGGCTCATCTACCGCCAGAACCTGACCAACGCCTACCACGCTGGTCGGCGCGAGCAGGTGCGCCAGATCCAAGAGGACGCCCAAGAGACCGGCATCGATGTCTTTGTGCTCTACCGCCACGGGCGACCGATCAAGCCGCGGGAGCACCACGTCCAGTGGGAGGGCACGGTGCTCCCAGCGGACCACGAGGCGTGGGCGACGTACTGGCCCCCGAATGGCTTCAACTGCACGTGCAAGGCGTTTAGCGTCGACCGGGCGGCAATTGAGCGGCGGGGGCTCGCGATCAACGAGGACTTTCCCGAGACAAATCCGCCGCTTCCGGACCCCGGCTTCCGCTCGGCGCCGGGGACGCCAGAGGCGCGGGCCCAGACGCGCCAAAAGCTACTTTCTCGGCTCACGGACCAGCGCCGGCGCCAAGTGCTCGACGAGATGCGCGAGAAAGGGATTGATCTCGGAGGCTGATGGCTGATGACACGGACCTTTCCGGTCTTGTTAACCGGCTGCAGCGCTCAGAGCCTGCCCTTCGGCGAATGGGGGAGCGGCTCCTGCTGCTGACGGAGGATCGGTTCAACGAGGAGAGCACGCCTTCTGGGCAGCCCTGGCCGCCGCTGGCTCCCTCGACGCGGGAGCAGAAAGAGAACGACTCGATCTTGACCGAGAGCGGCCAGATGAGTGGGCAAATCGGCTACGATGTCACCGGCGATGGGCTCGTGATCGGCGGGACGGAGCCGGCCCAGAAGGACAAGATGCTCGCCCACAACTTTGGGGCTGACGATACGGTGACGGTGCCAGCCCACACGCGAACCATCACACAGGCGTTCGGGAAGCCGCTTGATCAGCCGACGGAGGTGCAGGTGGACTCCTACCAGATGAACATGAACATCCCCCAGCGCAAATTCTTGGGGCTGTCGGACCGCTACGGCGAAATTCTTGCGCAGATCCTTTTGGATCACATCGCAGCCCAATGAGCCAGCAAAAGGTCATTACGTTGCCGGAGGACGCGACTGCCGATGACGTGCGTCGCGTGAAAGAGACGGCCCGTATCGCCCGGCGGAATGCGCACATCCGCCGGCAGTATCCGGGGCTTCGGGATGAGGTGGGACAGAAGGAGGCGATGAAGCGCCTAGCGGATCGGCACTGTTGCTCCACGCGCACCGTTCGGCGGGTAGTGTGGGGAGGGTAGCGATCACTTCTCACAGTCTTCCTTTTCTTGCTGATCGGCACAATACTAGCACACGGGGCGTCTAGTCTTCGCCGGCGGCCTTGTCCAACAGATCCGAAATCATGCCTTCCGGGCTCTGCCCACTTGCTTCGGCCTTCCGGCGCCCCCGTTCGGCGCGAGCCTCCACGGAGAGCCGGCGGAAGGTATCTTCGTGGCGCTCTTTGAAGCGCTTTGCGTCCTTCACGAGGCCTGACCACTCTTCTTCCGTAACCATGCGGCTCTTCAAACTATCCATGTCTGCACGAACTTATCTTGCGAGGGAGCTTGTCAAACTCGCCGTATCACTTCCTGCAATATAACACGCAACAGTCGGGTTCAGTGGGCGCGCCCAGCGTCTCCACATTCAGAGCCCCAGGGCCGAGAACCGATACGGTCGACTTGCCACATGCCAACTGAGAGCCACGCTACCAATACCCAGCCCATCGCGCCAAGCATATCGTTGCCCGTTTTCGCCGCGATTATCGCATTCGCGCACGCGATGAGGAAGAGAAAGACGAAAATCACAACTTTGAGATCAGCATCCGTAGAAGGATGAGTGACAAAAGGAGGCTTATCACCTAGCACCAAAAGGCATGGCGAGCATAGGTTTTTGCTTCTTTGAGCGGAGATTCCATTGTAGATTGGAAAGAAGAAGAGAGTGGGCATCATTCAGCACCGCTGTCTTCTGGGCCCATCACACCCTCGCCGATCAGCACAAGCTTCGCAAGAACCCTTTCTTCCGCTTCAGTACGTGGGGTCCGCTCGCCGGAGTCGATAATTTCGGCACACTTCTTCATGGTCGCCTCCAGTTCTTCGATGCGGCGACTCTGTAACTCGATTTTTGCTTGTAGTCGAGCCCTCGTTTTGCTCATACCCAAGCAGTGGATTATTCATGTACGCATAGAATCACCCATCAGGAAAATCGAGAGATCGGCTCCTGGATCGGACTATCGATGCACACACGGAATCACCCATCGGGGCGCTCATTGGATTGGAGTGCTGCTAGGACTATCCGCATGGGATCACCCCGCGCCAACGGAATACTCGGCGGCTGGGGCATGGACTATCCATCTACGCACGGAATTACCTTTGCCCATCTCGCAATCGAAAGGGGACTATCCATGTACGCACGGAATCACCCCTCAGACGAAATGGCAGGACTGCCTTCAGGTCCACAGTCCATATGTGGCCTATATCGAATTCCAACTGGGTGGGTAAGCCCGTCTAGTCGTGTGGGGGTTTCTCGCGTCGATGAGGGTGCCGCAGCATCGCCTGACGCAAACAGGCCGAGCTGGTTGGTCTTACCGCCTCTTGGCGAGCTACACTGAGGATTTGAGGCGAACTCGCCCCTTGACGTCTCCTCCGTGGCCGTAGAGCCCTTATCGGCAACTACTGGACTATCGAGATAGCCATCTTGCCATCTCGACCCGTCCAGATACTTTTTGCGTATGTTCAGCGAACCCACCTCGTCGTGGTGGAAAGTCACACCGCAGTCTTTACAGACTTCTGCCCAATCTCGACTTACGAGAGTGCGGTCTCCGCAGCATGGACAGGTTGAGGAGGTCCAGGCTTCACCGATATCGTCGGCAACGGTCATTCCAGCAAGTTTCGCTTTGTATTTGACCATCCGCCGGAATTTTCCGAAGACCCACTGGTGCATTCGCTGATTCTGATTGGTCCCGTGGTCCAGGTCGTCTCTAATGTCCCGAATGTCACCGAAGACAAGCGTCGAGGCTCCCGCCTTGAATAGGGTCTCGACTAACCTGCGCGACAGCTTATGCAGGACATCTCGGATCTGGTTGCGAAGGGACGCAAGTTGTTTGTTCTTCGAGGTGACGAGCCTCTCAAGGCGTCGTGATCCTGGTTCTTTCGTGTCGATCTTGCTTTGTAGAGTCCCCTTCAACTTATTCTGATAGCGACGCAGGCTTCGAACCTCTGCGCCGTTTACGAGCCACGTCTGTTCTCCGTCCGTTGCAGCGGCAAGGTGTTTCTCACCCAAGTCGATTCCGATAGTTTTGTCTCCGATTGGCTCCCGGTCGGGCTCAACATCGAACTGGACACGCACTTCGTATTCAATACCGGGCTCCCACTCCTCTTCTTGCCAGCCGACCTCTACGCGCTTCGGCTCCGGGTGGGGCCAGTCGATAAACACCGAGTCCTCGCCCCTCGGGGTCTGAAGCTTGAGAGTGTTACCCTCCAAAGTAATCTGCGTATAGTTCCACGTCGCCTTATGGTGGCTTTTCATGGCTTTCGGGGGGTTTGCCTTCTCGTCATCCTGTTTCTTCCAAGACCGAAGGGCATCGTAGAAGTCCCCGACAACCGCTTGAGCCGTGTTCATGGCGACATTTTCTTTTCCCCTTGCGGTTGCCATGCTGTTTGTGCGCTTCCCAGCGAACGCCTGCATATCAGGGTGCGTAAAGGCGTTGCTTTTCTTCTCAGTACTTATCGTGCGGGTACACATCCATTTCTGCATGTCGTACTTCGACAGCCATACCCCGTGCCTATCATAGCTGCGCCAAAACCACCGAACGGTGTCGCACCACACGTCCCCACACGCCTCAGTGATTTCATCGAGGCGCTCACTAGGCCCGATCTTTTTCTTACGTGTGAGGTCCACGAAAGTATAGCGGAAAAAAATACCAAAGCCTTCCGCCGCACGCCTCACAGCCGGAACGGACCGATGGAGCCCACTACGAGCCGTCCGTGGAGGGCAAGTGTCAACGATCCATCGTTGTGATAACGGTTTCGGGCACCGATGTAATTGACGCACACCCTTGCAATGTGTGTGTTCCCTCCCACGATCTGGGAGCAACCTTGCGCCTAGCAGCACATTTCTGCAGGTGAGTTGTTTTCTCGCCCGTTCTCACCCTCCCATGCCTTGGAGCAAGGTTCCTGGTTCAGAACGGACCGACTGCGGTGATGATCAGGTCGCAGTTGTGAAGGACGCAGACGGCTCCCTCGCTGGCTGTCACGATACCGAGGCGGCCGCAAGCGATCAGATCGCGGCCTTGGAAGCGAGCGATGCAGTGGAGGTATCTCTCGCCGACACGGATCGCCTGCACATCTTCCGCGCGGGGACGCACCACGGCGCGAACGATAGCGTCATCGACTATACAGAGGAGGACGTTGAGGCGATTGCCAACCTGTACGACCCCGACCTGCACGAGGCGCCGCTCGTGATCGGGCATCCCGCCGACAATCAGCCCGCCTTCGGGTGGGTCGATGAGCTTACGGCCGAGGGTGCCGACTTGCGCGCAAAACCACACCAGGTGGAGCAGAACTTTGAGGAGGCCGTCCGCTCGGGCCGCTTCAAGAAGATCAGCGCGTCGTTTTACCCGCCGGACCACCCGAACCACCCCGTGCCCGATGCCAGCGAGCCCTACCTGCGACACGTTGGCTTCCTTGGGGCGAAGGCGCCGGCGGTAAAGGGCCTGGAGACACCGCAGCTCGGCGATGACGAAGATCTCGATACTGTCACATTCGACCTCGCTGACGACATGGATGACGACTCCGATGCACGCACGGTTCTCCAGCGCCTCGCCGAGATGCTCGGCGTGCCGATGACTGGCGGACCGGACGACCTGCAAGAGAAGGAAGCCGGGGACAATGCTGATCGGGATGCCTCCGGTCAGACCGAGTCCCCTAAAGATACCGATGACGCTTCTGAGGAGGACGCGTCCGAGGATGATGAGCCCTCTCATGTCGAAGAGCTCACCGAACGGCTCGACGACCTTGAGGAGCACATCAATCAGAAGGAAGAGACCATCGAAGAC